AGTGCCACTTACATCGATTCCTTCATTAGAAGTTTCTTTGTCTAACTTTTCTTTCTTTATTTGTAATTCAATCATTTTTAACTTTTTATCTATTTTTGCTGCTTTAGCATCAATAGCATTTTTTAACATTGTACTAGCTACTTCAAATACACGACCACTGTATCTAGCTTCTACATTCATTCCAAGATCCATAAGATCATCAAAAGCATCGGTAGCACGTTGAGCTAATGAATCAAATTCACTATCGCTCATATCGCCTAACCCTTTAACCTGTGGTAGAGCAGCACTTATTTTATCAAACTCTCCTATGTCCCGTAGCATAGGTTGATTCGCTGTTTTAATTTCTTCTCTCTCAGCTTTTTTAATAGTTTTTTTGCTTTCAGGTAAATTAAGTATTTCTTCAAGTTTTTTCATACAAATACTTATCTATTGGTGAACAAATCATTTTCGGTTAAGATTCGAAATTTTATTCCTTGTTTACCGCACCATTCATAAGCAGCACGCCATTTATATTGATTTTTAGCATATTGTACTTGATTATGTTTACTTTTACCTACGTGCTCTTTTAGTGTTTGACTTGCAGGCTTAACTTCAATAAGTTCGGTATGAACTTTACTGTTTTTATCTACATATTGTATAAAAAAATCAGGCACATAAATTGTTTGTCGTCCTGTAAAAGGATCTTTATATGGAATTTTAATTGCTTCACTGGCCCATTTTAATATGTTAGGATTGCTGTCGCAGAACCTCATAAAGTTCCATTCCCAGCTTGATCTATATGTAGGTTGGCGATTGCCCACGTATTTGTCAGGATTAGATATGTTATATTTTCCTTGAGCGTAGTTTCGTTTCATTGACGAATATTTCTGCTCTCGTAATTTTCAGTTAACGTAGTGCTTTTAAAGCCTAAACTGCTAGTTTTTTCTCTATAAACGTTTAAAATTTCTGCTACTACAAGGCTAAGTTCTTGGTCTGACACACCTTTTAATGTATCTAGTAATTGAAAAACATTTACATTTTCTAGTCTACTTTGTGTAAGTAATACTATAGCTGTACTTTTGGCAGCAATTTCATCGAACCCACGTTTAATAAAATGTCCCACAACAGCATCTATTTGATTACTAGGAAATGTTATTTGATGTAAAAAATAGCGATCAAAAAAAGACTTAACCTTAGCTGAGCTATCAGGAGGAGAATTGCTAGGAAAATTTTGTTTATCTATCATGGGCCACCTCCCTGGGTCGATCCTCCATATGGTGTTCCTTTTGTTGTATCTTGTTGATTACCGGTATCATTTACAGGAAACTGTCTATTATAAGGGGAATTAGGAGTATTTAATTCTCGTGCACCGGCAGTTATTCCTTTCACAGCAATATTTTGTAATTCATTTTTAACTCCTGCTTTTGTTAAACTTTTTGCATTTTGATATGTATTAATAGTTTGTATTGCAGTGGTTAAAAAATTTGCTGGATTATCAAATGTTTTTCCTGATGCTAGGTCACCGAATATAGTTGAAGCACCTGCTAGTACTCCTCCTGGCCCAAAAACTGTAGCAGTACCACCGCCTGCTAAACTTAGCGGACTAGGAGTGTGATCATAGTGACTAGAAGCGAATCCCGGTGGATTACCTTTTGAAACATTTCCTTCATCATAGTTAACTGCTTCGTATGCTAAAGTCATCGAATTCTGTATAGGACTTGATTCAGCGTAATTTGCAGTATCATGAGTAAAAGCAGTAATTACAGGATTAATTAATTGTACTGAATTATACCTATGTCTCGCCATTAGATAGATTGTAATATTATTAAAAAATGGCACAGTACTTCCGTTATCAAATCCATATGGAGTTCTAATAAAACTAGGTCCTAACATAGATGATCTAATATAGTTTGCCTTAATTTTTGATGCATCATTATCAGCATAATAGTAGCTATAATAGCTATCCCATAATGTCCTTACAACATTACTATTATCTTCATGAAAGGTTATTACTACTGGTTGGTAATCTAGCTTAACCTGTGTAACTTTTCTTCTATTATACTGGTTTAAGGTGTCAACCTGTACTTGAAATTTTGGAAGTTCAACAGTTTTTACTAACATATTGAACTCTTCCTGATGCCTATAATTAAAATTTAAACTTTTAAGAGCAGATGGGTTAACACTAAAACTGACGTGAAATTGAAATTTTAGCTTAGGAGCAAGTCTAAGATCATCATCAACAAACAACCTTGCTGCGTGTTGAAAGTCAGCTACCTGACCCTTAGGACTGGTTAAATTATTAATGAACCAACTATTACTTTTACTTGTCATATAAATATTTATTAGAAATATAATATACGCAGTTAATGAACCTCTACAAAAAAACACCTTGAGGGTGTTTTTTTGTGAATTAAAACTTTAACCTCCTACAGTTTGTCCGCTTGCCAATGTACCAGCTAATCTAGCTATCTTAGCTCCAACGCCTGGATAGTTGCCACCAGCTGTTTGTAAACAGTTATCAGGTCTGATAGTTAAAGAAATAGTAACTGGGTTGCTGTCAGAATATGCTAATTGTTGATAGTTAACTTGTTCTAAGTAACAACCATAACATTCCCAGGTTTCTAAAGTAGTATTATTATCAGCACCGTTACCGCCATCTAATATTTCAATATTGGTTTGGAATTTATAATCTTGTGCTGCTACAGCAGAACTTTGCTCTAAAAAGTCAAATTGCTTTTGAAGCTGCTCACCAACTAACTTGCTAATATTACCTGTAGCGTCGTCTCTAAGGTTAATAGTTAAAGTTTGCCAGGTGTGCTTACCAGCAATGTTTACTTTACTGTTATAAACTTCAATAGGAACGTTTGTGAACTGAACGTTTGGTCTGGTTGCATCAACAACCTGTTTTGTAAGTTCCGCGACTGCTCCGCCACCTGCGCCAAAATTTAGAAATATTACTCTAAACCTATATTTCAGTTTAGGCATTAATAGGCCAGCATTAGTAGCGACAGATTGAGATGCTAGTGGAACTGTAAAATTTTTCAATGAAGCGATTGCCATTATTTTCTCCTAAATTAGCCTAAGCTTGCAATTTCGCCAGTGTTCTTAATACGTAATGGAATGTAGATAAATTCTACTGCTTTAACTGGTTCGATAGCAATATCTAACCATAATTCATTACGATCAATTCTACTTGGTGTGTTGTTTGAATCATCACAAACAACTAGATAATCATATAGAGCTCGTTGTCCTACTAATTCTAGTAGTAAGGCTTCTGCTGCTGCCTTAATTTGATCTCTTGTTATCTTATCGTTTGGCTCGAAAATGTAAGGTTTAGCTAATAAACTTAGTTGTCTGCGTAGGTATACTACTAAACGTGCAACATTTATACGATCTAGAGCACTTGCTGCTTTTGCTCTTGTTTTCTGTCCATAGTTAACTAATCCTGTTCCAGTTAAAAATGTAATAGGATTAACTTTTTGCTCATATAGTGTATCACGTTGTCCAGTATTAAGAGCTACACTTCTAAATTCACCTTCATTTGTAATGTAGCCTACTGCTGTTGAATTTGTTATACCACCTCTACGAACACCAGCTGGAGCAAACCAAGGATAAGCTACCTGGTCATTTAATGCTATAGTTCTTAGCATCATATGGCTTGGAGGTACTACAATATTATTACCGAAGTTGTCGCTAGTGAAGCCCCAAGGATAAAACATAGCCATATACTCGTCGTAGCTTGCAGCACCAAGGTCGTTGTCTTCATTTGCAACATTTTCGTTACTTGCCCATTTTAATAAAGATGTAGCGTCTGGTGTTAGTCTAGCAGGGCTATCACCAACAACAAATCCTGTTAAAGCTCTATCATAGTTTAATGAAATAAGCTCTCCAATTAGCTCAGGATACCCTGGACAGGCTAATAAGTTAAACACTCTACGTTCTTCATCTCTTAGTTCGTCATTGTTATTAACTACTGCTTGTAATTGTTTTACAATGTACTTTCTTTGTGCCTTATGACCAAAGCTACCACTACCATCGTCTTGATTGCTTGATACTGTTACCCAACGATGTGGATAGTAATCAGCCATTGAGCTATCATTATCACGTGGATTACCAGCTGTTGTATCAATATAATCACGCTTAAATTGTTTTACATTAAACCCGCTACGACGTAGATTCCATAGCAGCATACCTTTTGGATATAGTGCAGGATCTGGAGCATCTGGGTCTAAAAAGTCACTCACAAGCAAATCAGTTATTGAGCTTGCTTCTGCACCAGCATCGTCACCAGCTTCTGTCCAACGTGCATCAGCAAATAATACACCATTTTCTGTACTTTGATCAGTGGTATCACGTTGAACCCATCGTTTTACTACAGGTCTATTTGTCAATGCAGCATTGTAAAAATAAATTTGTGGAAATTTTTCTAAATCACTACTATCAATCCAAATATCTCCGTTTTCCAATGCTGTTACACCGTCTGCTTTTGTTTCAGGTGCGCTAGCAGCAACGAAAGGAGCGCTGGCGTTTGGATAAACATTTTGATATCCCTTCCAGGTTGTACCATTATGTACCATAATGTCAACTTCATCAATAATACTGCTATACCATAGCTGACCATCTAGTGGGATTCTAGCTGGTGCTGTTGATGATGAGGCATATACTAATGGTTCCCAATTGCTGGCAATATATTCATTTGTTGCATCTGGAGCATCTTGTAAGAAGCGTGTTCTTGAATTGTTATTTGAACCAGGCTCATACTGATATACAGCAAATATTAATGGTAATGGGCTAGTGCCGCCGCCATTATCAAAGCGCATTTCACCTCCGCCGATATGCTTTATTACTAATCTGTTTTGAGAGTCAACTTCTGCTTGAACAAAATTAAATCCAGCAGCACTAATTGCACTGGCTAATGATTCAGCATCTGTAGGTGCCTCTGTAGAATCGTCGCCAGTTGTAGTTGCAGCAGTAAATGTAATAGTTTTCGCTGTATCTAATGTACCATCTAGCAGACTTTCACGCATTTGGAAAGTATAGCTAGTGCCATCTACAAATGTTGTTGCTAAAATTTTATTACTTGTTACTACAGTAGAACCAAAAGCGCCACGAATATAAAGTTTAAAATTAACTAATTTTTGACTGTCTTCTGTATGATTTGTTTGAGCATACAAAGATCCAGTAAGAATATTTTTTCCGCCACCAGTTGGATCTAACCCGTAAACTGCACTATGCCCATTATCATATACTGGACAACTTAATCTGTCCCATAATAATGTGCTGGAGTTCCAACGTTTTACCTTAAGGCTAACTCCTGCATTTGGTGATGTTGTTTTAATCCAAACGCTTCCGGTAGCCGCATTACTTTCATTTGTTTTCCATAGTGGTATATCAGTATGTGGGCTTATTTGTAA